AGTCAGGATTAGACTTAAAGTCTTTTTCAATTACGGAACGGTCAATAACGAGTCGATGTTGATTGAGGATGGGTTCGAGGGAATCAATGATTCGATCTTCTTTTCTAACATTTGCTCTGACTTCTTCAATATCAATTCCTTGCTTGGTTTGTTGAAGATGTTTGCGGAACAACTCGCTAACAATCCCGTCACCAAAATTAGTTTCAATGAGTAACTTAGATACGCCATACTTTTTACAACCTTTTAGAATATCGAGTAATGTTTGGTCGGAATATCCGTCTCTGTAAGCTCGCATGTCGTGCAAGTACAGGAAACCATTCCGTTGTGAGATAAAAGCTGCAGCTGTTTCATCCGTGCCACGGCCCGACGGGTCAACGCTACATATTGTTTCTTGGTAAGAGTCCCATTCTCCTTGTAGCTGCATTGGAGAGTAGAAATAATCTCCAGGTAGACCAACTGTTGGGAGGTCTTTGATAACGTTTTGTGGATCGGAGCACCATACGACGGCTTCTGGAGCAGTAGTGGGGTTAACAGAAGTAACAATAAGGTCAGCACATTTAAGAGGGAATTTTTCTGCATCAGATAAGCTCGTGTCTAACATGAATTGTAGCATGAAATTCGACCGTCCCATGGACGCTTCACGCTCTACCAGATCATCATTATCAAATCTATCATCTGTTACTTCCCATTTCTTAGCACCTTTATCAATGTCTTCGACAAGTTGTGGTGCTAGGAGACCTTCATATTGACTAACTTTACGGGGGTATCTAGCAGGCCAAACAAATGGTTTATAAGAACGTTCTGCTAATTTACGATATACAGTAAAGGTAGTCTGAGGTGTTCCTAGAAACATAATACGACTATCTTGTTTAGGAGTGAGAATAGATTCAGCCTCAGTACAGAGTTGTAATAATTTCTCTCTCATAAATTCCGTCATTGAATTGCCAGGAACCTCAATATCGTCAAGAATCATTAAGTCAGCGCGAGAACCGGTCAGTTGGCCAGTAATCCCGACAGACTTGACGGAAGGTGCTTGGTGGGGGGAACAAGAAACGTCGAAGCTTATCCGCGACCATCTTGAGTCGTCTCCTTTGGGCTGTAAATGCTTTAACCATGGTGTTTCGATAATTAGTTTTTGTAGGAAGATAGACATGTTATCTGCACGTTCTTTAGATGCAGAAATAATCATTATCTTTTTTTCAGCGTTATTAAAAAGCGTCCACAGAACAAAGGCTCCAGTAATCCAGCTTTTTCCCACTCCACGGAAAGCTTGTATTTGAAGACGTTTAGGTCCATGCTGAAGATAGTCTGCGATTGCATATTGGGCACGTGTAGGATTAGGTAGGTTGAGTTCATTCCATAAAGCCTGTAAGAATAGCTTAAAATCGTCTTTAAGGAGGTCTAAAGTGTTCATAGGTACAATCTAGCGTAGAGTAGGTGGAAGGGTGGTTAGAGGGGCTTACAGGGTAGAGAACTGTAGATCTTCTTCTGTCACAGGTCTACCTGATGGTTCAAACATACCTTTACCAGTAATACCTTTAGCAGCAGCATCAATAAGCTCTAGACCTGTGTATGCTGCACCAACTGGTCCAGTTAACAAACGACCAGCAGTACCAAGTACCATTGCGCCACCTTTAGGTACAAGACTCATAACAGCTGGAGCAGCACGTTTTATAGTTTGTTGTACTACAGCACCAACACCAGCACCAACACCAGTTTGTATAGCTGCTTCTGTGTAATCACCTTGTAAAGCAGATGTTACTGCTTCAGGTTGAATAAATGATGATGCACCTATAGCTGCCCCCATAGGGTTTTTTTTTATTGTATCTACTGCTTCTTCTGCTCCAGGTAAAATAGAAGCTTTAAAATTAAACATATCAGGATTAAGTTTAGCAAAACCTTTTTCTTGAGCAATTGCATTTAATTGTTCAAAAGATTTTTCGCTAAATTTAGTCGTATTAATAACTTGTTGTGCTCCAAGTTCTAAATCACCACCTGCTTCAAAAACTTGACGCATTCCTTCAGCAGAAGGATTTAAAAATTTAGAACCAGCTGCTTTTAATTCAAGAGGTGTTTCAAATCCAATAAAAGTACCTTTAGGTATTCCAAGATTATCTTCAACTTTATTAATAATCTTATACCAATCTTTTGTTACAGGTTCATTAAGTGCTTTACCAGCAGCGTTTAATTGTATATCAATAGAACCTTTAAATCGTTTAAGAAAATCATCTCCTGATTCGTTTAAAATAGGAGGTAACAGAACACCTGTTTTTTTACCGCTAAAATCACCTTCGTGAGCAATACTTTTGTGAATAGAATCAGGTATAAGAATAAGTTGTCTAGGATCCATGCCATGTTTTTGACCTAAATCTATCATACCTTTATAAACATTCAACCTTTCTTTAGGACTCATATGGCTAAGATGAATACCCAAAGTATTAGCAGCAACTTGATGATGCAACACTAATTTTTTACCTAACCCTGAAAGTTGGAAAATTTCCATATCTTTTAAAGTTTTTAGGTCAGCTCCTCTAATAAGGTTCATAGCTTCCCTAGGGTCATTAGGTACAGTGTTAATGTCAAAAAAATCAACTAAAACATCTGGGTTAGTACCTAACAACAGGTTAAGGCTTCTATTTAATTTTTGTCTATTACTACTACCTGCAGCAAAATTTTCAGTACCTTCCCATTCTTTAATTTTTTTGACTAATGCTGTATGAAATTTTAACCTCTCTTTATCCATTAATTAATATACTCCATAATTAAGTGTTCACGGAGTTTATTAACTCCAAATTTAGCTCTCATCCAAGATTGCCAATGGTTACTTCCTTTGTCCTGATTGCATCTGGTACATGCGGGTACGACATTCGTATTAATATTTCTACCCCCAAGAGAGCGGGGATGTACATGGTCCAGAGTAAGTTCGTGTAATTCATAAGTTTCTCCACAATAAACACATGTGCAGCCAAAATGTAATTTAATACTGCGCCTCCAAAGGCGCTTAGCTTCAGAGGATGTCATGGTTATTAAGTTGTATAGGTAGTGATCAGGAGTTGGAAGTAAGGGGGTCATGAATAACGGGGACGGTTTCCGTGTGCATTATTAGCACGGTTTACACTTGCAATTTGAAGTTTCCAACCAGCTTTTTTACCTTTTTTAGGTTTTGTACGTGCCCAGTCTTTACCATCACCATTACCATAAGTTTTTTCGTCTCGGTTTTTTTTGTTATGTTCAGACCGTTTTTTTATTTGTTCAGGTTGAGCATCATACGGTCCCTGGTAAGATTTAAAATTACCATTAGCAAATTTATCACCAGTATGTTTAGATTTTCGAGCCATATAGCCTCCGTTGGACTAGTTCTGGGTCAACAGTTGGCATAATGTTAGCCAATTTATCAAGTGAGTTACCATCAAAGGCGACACCACTAATGTCATTCTTTGATAACCAATCACAAGCTGCTTTTAAATCTTGAGTAGTTGCCTCACCTGATTTAACACGGTTTAGGAACTCATTAGTAACTAGATTGTGTAGCTCATTAAATTGTTCTTCACTCGCTTTCTTTTTTGACATTAGTCTTTTTGGCTTTAGTTTTCTTTACTACGGGTGCTTCAATTGCATACCAAGTTTCACCTGGTTCATGTACTAGGTGTGATTCTGCACGTTCTGCTAGCTCAGCAGTTTCATAAAAACCAATTACTTTTTCAGTACGAAGATCAACAATTTTGTAAGTCATAATTAAGCTTGTTTTTTAAAATTACTATTAAATGCATCCTTGTCTACTTTTTTAGCCTGTTTCTGTACTGGCCCATAAGGGTATGGCTGATATTCACCATCCATTTTCTTAATAGGAGTAGCATCTCCCCTTGGAGTTTTTTTTTTGTAAGCCATAATAAATTAATTTCTAAGGACAATTTGATCTAATTTGTTTTCAATACGCACCATATGGTCTTCCATACGTTGAACCATGACTGATAAATCAGCTTTAGATACATAGTCCTGAGCCACGTTAAGTTCAATAGAGTCGATACGTCTGTCAAGACCACTAATGCGATCATGTACATTGTTAATACGGTTATGTATTCTGTTGTTTAATGTTGCGCCGCCAGCAACTAGTGCTATGACAGCAGTTACTAGTGCTTCCATTATTTAATTGAAACGATTGGTACGATGTCGTGACACAACATTTCGACACGACTGCCAGGTCTAAAAGTAAACCCAGATTTCATAATTTCTGTACACTTAAGTGCTCTGACTAATTCATAGTCAAGACGCATCTTTGCTTCGTGTTTTCTGGCGATACTTTTACAGGTTTCTATCATGCCACCATCTAGTGGTACTGAAAAGTTCAGTTGTAAGCCAAAGTTATTGCTTCGTACATACCCACTACTATCGTGTGGAATAGTATCGTTGCCCATATAAAAGGGCGAGAATTGCATGGTTGTTCCATTACAACTATTGTTTGCTGCAAAGTATTGACGAGATGGTGCTCCATTATTCTGGAATTGCACCGCCTGATTAGTAACATTGCCCGTTGCTGCTGCTACGGGGTTAGATGAATTTTGTACTGTTGGTTCTTCATTAGCAAACGCTGGGTTTACTGAGAGAAGACCGATAAGGAAGTAGTAACAGTATTTTGTTTGATTGTTTCTGTCACTAGACTGTCTTCGATTTTGCCTGCTGCCCGTGTCACAACTTCTAGTTGAAAGGCATCGCCAGGCGTTTTTAAAGTGAACTTGGTT